CCGATATGCAGATCAATACCGTGACCATATGTCTCAGCTTGAAGATCAATTACCTTTTTCAGCGCCGCCACCAGCTCGTCGTGCGCGTTGCAAGCGATAGCGATGAACTTGGCGTCTTCCTTGCCAAACACGAAACCTTCGCCCTCAACCAGCATGTTCGCGGCTTTGGCATAAACAACCAGCGTTTCGCCGCCGACGCCGCCACGGCGCACTTCAACGACGCGACGATACCCATGGTCGGAATACGATGGCGCGAAAGGCGGCAGGACTTCCCACGGCAGCGCGGTGATGTTCAGGCCGCTCATGCTGCAGCCTCGATGGCGCAGTTGCGCGCCCAGCGCCAGAACACAGGACCGATGGTGCTGCCTACGGCTTCTTTGTCCGCGACCCACTGGCGAGCTACAGCTATCTCCAACCAGTAATCGCAGGCCATGAGGCCGAGGCGGTTCTCAAAGAAGATGGTCATGTTCGGCGCAGCCACCAACTCGGCAATGAACTGCTCGACATCGGTATCGGTCAACGATGCGGCCGTGAAGCGCGGCAAGTGCAGTTCCTTGTCGAACTCGACGCCACTGACATGGACGCAGTCCAGTACCGGCCTGTCGTACTTCCTTTGCTCTCTCGCTAATCCGTTCATTTGGCTGCCCCTTGTCTCTACTTAAAGTTGTGTTTCGTTAGTAGTGATTCTACTTCAAGTAGTGCGCAAGTCAACTACTTTAAGTAGTGTTTGCAAAATAATTTGTAACAGGAGTTCGCGGACGAAAAAAAACCGCCGAAGCGGATAGGGAGGAAGGATAGTGAACTATCTCGTTTAGCGAATGGGAGAGAGAAATATCCAGGCAGGAACTGGCTTTTCCTATCACTTTTGACAGTAGACAGAATCCGAGTTTTAGGCAGGGATGGAGTGGTCGGCTTTGACGGAAAAACTCGTTGGCATTTCCGATTTACTTACGATAGACTGTACGTAAACACAGTATTACTCATGTTCCCCCAAGAGCTGCGCAGGCTCAGAACCACAGAGGTAACATTTACTCGTAGGTCCAGCGGTTTAATCCTTGGGGGAGGGGTTTATGCATAATCAGCAAGAAGCAGAACTTGTCAGGCTGTTCAGTACGGTCACCGTTCGTAGTGACCGCGAAACCATCATTGCAATGGTAGGGCGAATCGCCGCCCGTCAACCTAAAACGAAGCCTTTACTTCGATTAGTCGTCGGTAGCAACACGGCTATTGGCGATACTGATTTTTTCGCAGGTCTCAGCAGCGTCCATGATGATCTGTCGCCCATTGGGAGTTGATTGAGCGACTAGAAACATGAGCCTCGCCGCAAACTCCAGTTCCGGATTTACGTGCTGGGTAAATTGCACTGTTTGCAGGTGGCCCCCAGGTTTCTTCTTTGGGCCATTTTCATCATCGCCAAATTGCAGCTCTGCAGGTGACAGGCGCAGAAGCTCGGCAAGAGCGTGTATTTTGTCTTGGCGAGGTAGTGCCTGGCCAAGCGTATAACGCCGGGCCATCTCGTAGCTAATATCCAACCTTAGCCGAATATCCTTGATCGTAATGCCGTGATCCCGCATAGCCGCTTGAACGCGGCTAGCAAATTCCGGGTATTTTTCCGGCATTCCCTTTGTATCTGTCATGTCTACCATAGGTAGAAGCATAGGTAAAACTTCTAGTTGTGTCATTTCTATTTTAAGTAGTTGTATTCAGCTACTTTAAGTAGTATTATGGGTTCAAGTACTCTACTTTGGACCTTCATCAAATGACACATGTCATCAGCTCCAGCCCGGTTGCAGACGCAATTGATTCCCTCGGCGGCGATACAGCGGTTGCAAAGCTGGCCGGCCTTAAAACGTCTTGGGCCGTTGCCAAATGGCGCGTCAAGTTGCCAGCAGAGCGCACGATCTGGCTCGCGGAACAAACTGGTTACAAGTACACGCCTCACATGCTCAATCCAGTGATGTACCCAAACGCGACTGACGGCTTGCCCAGTTCGGAACCACGTTCAGTTGTACACCTCCTTGATTCCCAGTCCATCGAATCCAACGAAGAAATCCGTCGAGAAGTTGATCTGAGCTATCGCCAGCCAGCCGATCCGAAGAAGGTGGCGCTATGACGCTGCCTAAATTCGCGTTGCTTGTTCTTGCCGTCGTATTGGCTATTTGCATTTCGTTTATCCGTTTCGTCGCCCACTAAATTTTCTAGGCATCAATTTTTGATGCCTCATTTTTTGGCCTGTTCAACCTGTAATTCAACCTGTAATTCGATTGTATTTCCCTATGACCATGACTACTCAACGCGAAATGCCTTTCCTGGCCAAGTTTGACAAGCCGAAGTTCGTGGATCAACGCGTCGTCTCGACTTTCCGCAGCTATAGGGAAGCAGTGGTCTGGTGCTGGGAAAACAGGGTGAACAACGGCGCCGGGGAGAAACTGGATCAGGCCCTGTGCGCAAATCAGATCGGTTTGCATACGCCGCACATGAGTCGCTGCGTGAGCCGTGAAAGCGGCGCGCCGATGAATCTGAGCCCCGACCATCTGGCCGCATTCGAGGCGTTCTGTGGTTTCCGGGCGGCCAGCCAGTACTTGGTGGGACAGGTCCAGCTGACTTTGTTGGAGCAGGTGATGGAAGAGCGTCTGGCGGTGACAGCATGAAGTTCACACCCACCAAATTTTACGCAGCGTTCGCCGACGGATTGCTGGAAATGACGGGACACGCTTTCCAGGCAATTGACCGCACTTTCGTTGTTCACCACAAGCGCGAGCCGTATTTCCCATCGGACAAGAATTATCTGGTTTCCGACATGGAGACTGGTTACAAGGTGACGATTTTGCCGACGACCAATCGCCTGACGGCCGCACATTACGCGATTGACGTTCTCCATACCTACTCGAGCGCTCTATTGCAGGACTACTTTCGCATGGCGGCGGCCAAACGCAAAACCCTGCAAATCATCGAACAGGATCCGACATGAATATCCAATCCCGCAAAGCAATCGAGCAACAGGCTCGTAAAGCCGCCGAAACGCGCAACGACAATTGCCCGTATCCGTATGGGTCTGATCAGCGCTCCATCTGGGTTGACACCTATTCCGCCGCCCTAGATGCGCGGGATTGTATTGACGCAATGATGTCGGAAAAACTGAAAGTCGCGGAGCTCGTATGAGAACCGCAATGGCAGATACCAGTTTGGAAGCGTATCGCTCGCTATCGGCTGAACAGTGTTTGCAGCCTAAAGAGCGTGCAGTTATGGCGCTGTTCGCCGGCGCCCCATGCGCTTTGACGCGGGAACAGATCGCGGCGACGCTCGGCTGGAAAGAATCTGCCGTGTGCGGCCGGATCAATTCTTTGGTGACAAAGGGCGAGCTGGTCGAGATCAACGGCGGCAAGACCGCATCCGGCCGTTCGGCAAAGCTGCTCAAGTTGCCGACGAAACAGCTGGAGCTCGTATGACTAACGCGCAGCCAGGTGCAATCCAGAAGTTCCGCGACACCACTACGCGCCACGGCGTGCCGATGTCGCATGTGCCTAAGCGCTGTGCCTGCGGCAAAGCCACTTCGGCCAAGCAACTGACCCAGTACCAATGCTGCGTCATTTGCGCCAGAAAAGACAAAGTCCGCGCAGCGCGACCTGTGCGGACTTCTAACCAAAATCCCTAATAGAGGTAGTGATATGGCTGATGTGATTGTAGACGACTACTTCGATTTCTTGCAATCCAAGTTCAAGTTTTCGCAGGCGTTCGGGTTCGATGTTGCGGAAAATCAGGTCAATGGCCTGTTGAAACCGCACCAGAGTGACATTGTGCGCTGGGCAGTGAAGAAGGGCAGAGCGGCAATTTTTGCCGCCTTCGGCCTGGGCAAGTCGTTCATGCAGCTGGAGGTTTGCCGGCTGATCCTGGCGAAGGAGGGCGGCCGCGCCATCATCGTGGCTCCGCTCGGTGTGCGCCAGGAGTTCCGCGCCGACGCCGAAAAGCTAGGGATCGATATTACTTTCGTTCGCCGCTCCGAAGAAGTGCGCGGCGACGGCATCTACATCACCAATTACGAATCGATCCGCGACGGCAAGTTGGACGTCAACCTGTTCACGGTGGCCAGCCTGGACGAAGCGAGCGTGCTGCGCAGCTACGGCAGCAAGACCTATCAGGAATTCCTGATGCTGTTTGACCAGTTGCCGTTCCGCTTTGTCGCCACCGCGACGCCTAGCCCGAACCGCTACAAGGAATTGATCCATTATGCCGGCTTCCTGGGTGTGATGGACACTGGCCAGGCGCTGACCAGGTTCTTCCAGCGCGACAGCTCCCAGGCCAACAACCTGACGTTATACCCACACAAGGAAAAGGAATTCTTTCTGTGGCTGCATTCCTGGGCGATCTTCATCCAGTCGCCTAGCGATCTTGGCTACAGCAACGAGGGTTACGACCTGCCGCCGCTGAAGGTGATCTATCACGAGGTCCGCGCGCGCGAAACCGGCGCCAAGGTCGACCGCGACGGTCAACTGCAGCTGGTGCGCGATGCCGCGCTGGGTTTGAAGGATGCCGCGGAGGAGAAGCGCGAGAGCATAGATGAGCGCGTGGCCAAGGTAGCGGAGATCATCGGCCAGGATCCGGAAGCCCATTACATCCTGTGGCACGACCTCGAGGCCGAGCGCCATGCGTTGAAGAAGGCCATTCCGGCAATGGTGGAGGTATTCGGCTCGCTGGACCTGGACGAACGTGAGCAGCGCGTCGTCGACTTCTCCAATGGCAATTTCAAGATTCTAGGAACCAAGCCGGACATCAGCGGCAGCGGGCCGAATTTCCAGCGATTCTGCCACAAGGCCATTTTTACCGGCATCGGCTACAAATTTAACGATTTCATCCAGGCGATCCATCGGATTTACCGCTTCTTGCAGACGCAGGAATGTGAGATCCACATCATCTACGCTGAGACCGAGCGGGAAGTGCTCAAGGAACTGCAACGCAAGTGGAGCGAGTACGAGACGCTGACCGCGCGCATGAGCAAGATTATCCGGGAGCACGGCTTGAGCACCACCGGCCTGGAAACCGAACTGGCGCGTTCCATCGGGATTGAGCGGCTGGAAGTGAAATCCGACCTGTATCACGTCGCCAATAACGACTGCGTTGCCGAGTGCCGGCTGATGGAATCGAACAGCATCGACTTGATCCACACCTCAATTCCCTTCGGGAACCATTACGAATACAGCGCCAGCTACAACGATTTCGGCCACAACGAGGACAACGGCCGGTTTTTCGACCAGATGGATTACCTGACGCCGGAGCTGCTGCGTATCCTGGCGCCGGGCCGGATCGCCGCTATCCATGTCAAAGATAGGATCCGCTTCGGCAACGTCACCGGCTACGGCATGCCTTCGGTGGATCCGTTCCACTCCGACTGCATCGTCCACTACCGCAAACACGGCTTCATCTACATGGGGATGATCACGGTCATCACTGACGTGGTGCGGGAAAACAACCAAACCTATCGCCTGGGATGGTCGGAGCAGTGCAAGGATGGCTCAAAAATGGGCGTCGGCTCGCCGGAATACGTGCTGCTGTTCCGCAAATTGCCGACCGACACGAGCCGTGCCTATGCCGACGACAAGGTCGTCAAGTCCAAGACCGAATACACCCGGGCTCAGTGGCAGGTCGACGCACACGCCTTCTGGCGCTCCAGCGGCCAGCGCCTCATCACCGCCGAAGAGATGGCGGGGTACGGCGCCGACAAGATAGGCAAGGTATTTCAGCAATTCAGCCTGCAGGCTGTATATGACTACGACCAGCACATCCAACTTGGCAAGGAGCTCGAGCAGAAAGACGCGCTGCCGGCGACCTTCATGAGCCTGGCTCCGGCCAGCCATCATCCGGACGTATGGCATGACGTCAATCGCATGCGCACCCTAAACGGCGAGCAATCCCAAAAGGGGCTGAACAACCATATTTGCCCGCTCCAGTTCGACATCGTCGACAGGATCATCAACCGGTACACCAACAAGGGCGATGTGGTTTTCGATCCATTCGGCGGCCTAATGACGGTCCCGTACCGGGCAATCAAACTCGGGCGCCGCGGGCGCGCCGCTGAGTTGAACACGGAGTACTTCCGCGACGGCGTGAAGTACCTTCAGCTGGCCGAGCGCGAAGCCGGCATGCCAACTCTGTTTGCGTTCGAAGACCTGGAGGCTGCAGCATGACGGAAATCGTTCTGGCCAAGCTTTCCGATGCTGATCTGACCGAGCAGCAGACATCAGTGCTGCGCACGTTCCTGTTCGACCATATCGACGGACTCTCGGATGCCGACAAGAAGTCCTGGCGCCGATTCTGGAACTGGATCATGAAGTCCGGCTCCGGTGAGATTTTCTCGATCGAGACCTGGACGCCGCGCGTCGGCGTGTTCCACCGCCGGCACATGATGATTGAAACCACCGTGTTCAAAGCGCAGGAGCGGATCTCGAATTTCGAGCAGTTCCGCTCCTGGTTGAAGATCGGATCAGGGTTTGTCGACTGGATGGCCGGGCCCCGCGGCGGTGTCGTGCCGGTGCCGCGCTCGATCAGCTACAAGAAATGCGATGAAGAGACCATGCGCCGGTTCCACGACGATGCCATGACCTTCCTGCGCACTTCGCACGCTCAGAAATACCTCTGGCCACACCTCACACCGCAGCAGGCCGAAGAGATGATCGAAATAACCCTGGCGAGGTTCAACGAATGAAACGTTGTACGCCAATGAAGCGGACTGGTTTCAAAAGCACGGCGCCGAGCATTCTGCGCCTGGCCGAACCAACCAGCAAGGTGAAGTTTCCGCAACCTGGGCCGGCGAAGGTTAAACCAGTTAGGCGCATGCGCGCCAAGCAGCGGCCTGTGACGGCTGCGGAAAAAGCGCTCTGGGATCGCATGGCCACCGAGGTGGGTTGCATCGCTTGCTGCCTGGACGGACGGCTCAACACTCACGTCTCGATTCATCACATTGACGGCCGGACAAAGCCAAGTTGCCACCGGAAGGTGCTTCCGATATGCGCTGGCCATCACCAGGACGGCACAGGCGAGGATAAAACGCTGATTGCCGTGCATCCGTACAAGAAGCAGTTCGAGCGGCGCTACGGGACTCAGTACGAGTTGCTGGCGCTGGTCATGGAGAAATTGAAGGTGGAACAATAATGCGCGACTACGGGAAAGTATATACCGCGTTCTGGACGAGTGAAGACACGCGATCGATGTCGGAAGATGGGCGCACGTTGGCGCTGTACTTGCTGACTTGCACTCACGGCAATATGTTGGGCTGCTATCGCCTGACGGATGCATACGCTGCCGATGACCTGAAATGGACTATCGAAAGGGTATCGAAAGGGTTTAAGGAACTGTTAGATAAGGGTTTCGCATACCGTTGCAATAGGACGTTTTGGCTGGTAATTCAGCACTATCTGAGGTGGAACCAGTTCGAAAATCCGAATGTTGGACTGGCGGCCGGTAAATTGTTCGATACCCTCGGCGCACCCGTTATCGTAAAAGCCTTGCTGGCAAAGGCTTTGCGCCTGAACTGCCCAAGATTTCCAATGAAAAAATTGGATGATTTTGAGGCGAATTTGGAACCCTTCGACAACCCTTTCGAAACCCTATCGAAAACAGTAGTAGGAGCAGTAGCAGTAACCAGAGCCAAACCAGAGCCAAACCTCCTTGTCGAGCAAAACCAGCTCGACGTGGTTGCTCAAATCTTTGCGTACTGGCAAAAAATAATGTCGTCTCCAAAGTCGGTACTCGATACCAACCGCAAGGGGCTTATCACGACGGCATTGAAAAGCTACTCGGCTCAGGACATTTGCAAAGCCATCCGAGGCTGCAGTAAGTCCCCGCACAACATGGGCCAGAACCCCCAGAAGACGACGTACAACGGCCTTGGATTGATCTTGCGCAACGCCGAGAAGATCGATCGATTCATCCAGCTGGACGACAACCAGGCTGTTTCTGCCAGCGAATCCTTGGAAGACCGGAACGCCCGGATCATCGCCGAGGTGATGCGGGACGTCCACGACACAGACGACAACACCATCGAAATGGGGGCGTGATGGAAACCCGCGAAAAGCCACAGTTCCTGCAGCTGCTGACCCGTACCATGGCTGCGTATGGCAAGCCGCTTCCGGAGACCGGCATTGTCGACGCTTGGGTCCTCGAAATGACGCCGTTCCCGCTGCAGGTGATCGAGCAGGGCATGGCGGCGTACCGCGACCTGAACGGCCAATTCTCGCCGGTGCCGGCGGCGATCACCAAGATTTGCCGGGTCATGGACGGCCGGCCATCGGACGAAGAAGCCTGGGCGATGTCATTCCCGGCCTGCAGCGAGCAAGAAACCGTCGTCTGGACCGAGGAAATGCGCGAGGCATTCCTGAAATGCAAGCCGCTGCTGGACATCTGCGACAACGTCGGTGCCCGGATGGCATTCAAGGCGCTGTACAACCGGCTGGTGGATGACGCCAGGCGCGATATGCGTGCGCCGCGGTGGGAGGTATCGCCGGGCCGGGACCGGCAAAAGAGAGAATTTGCCATCAAGCGCGCCGAGGATCTTGGCCGGCTGCCGCCGCCCGAACCCGATGAGTCCGATGTTCCACGACTGGCGTCGCCAGGGCGCGGCGAAGATAGCTGCCCCGAAGGTCTGAAGCGTGTGAAAGAGCTGGTTGCGACGCTGGTGCCGATGTCGGAGCGCGTTGACAAGTTGCGCCACGAGCGGCTGCTGGCAGAGCGCGCCGATTCCGAGGCCAAGAAGGCGCAGATCGTGGAGCAGTATAAGGGCTACGGCAAAGGATCGAAGTTATGAGCCAGCCAATTACCCTCGTTTTGCCATATCCGATTTCGACCAACCGCTACTGGCGCACCTTCATGCCGCCTGGATTCAAAGCGCCGGTCACTACCGTCAGCAACGAGGCCAAGCAGTACAAGACCGAGGTGCAGTGGCTGGCCAGGGCTGCCGGCGTCAAGGCGCCGATCACCGGCCGGGTGGCGGTTTCCTACGTGCTTTACCCGAAGCGCCCGCAGGATTGGCAAAAGCGCATGCGCAAGGATGGCAACGCTTGGGACGACACGGTCATGTGCATCGATCTGGACAACGCCCAGAAGGTGCTCTTCGACTCGCTCAAGGGCGTTGTCATCGAGGACGATAAGTGGATCCGTTCCATTCACGCCGAGCGCGCGGAGCCCGACGGCGACGCCCGCGTCGTCATCACCATCACGCCAATTGCAGCGGCAGTTCCTCAATCCAACCTATTTTCGGAGGTCGCGTAATGTCCGGTACCAAGAAGCGCAACAAGGCATATCGCCCCGGTCGTACCGGCGACGCCATCAAGTTGAAAATGCAGCCCTGGAAGGTGAAGGCGGTCTTCGATCCATTACTGGCCATCCTCGACCAGCTGGAGCAGCACGGCACCATCGACACCACACCGAAGGGCCAGGCGATCTTCCGCGACCACAACGACGGATTCTGGTACGACAGCCACGCCGCCGTGATCGGCGTCGTCGAGGCATACGAGATCCACGAGCGTCGGGCCGGCCGCGTGCTCAACCTGGAGCCGCTGCGCCAACTGGCCAACAAACTCAAATACGCGGCTCCAGTCTTTGCCGTCGACACCGCGGCCGCCAGGGCATGCCTGGACCGCATGCGCGCCGAGACGATCCAGATGACGGCCGGCTACGCGCGCGACTTGATCAAAGACTTCCAGATCCGGGAAGAACTTCAAAAGGTCACAACATGAATAGCATAACGAACGAACAAGTTCTAGAACTCATCGGGGCGAAGCCAGGCATACGGACAGTCGAGATGTCCGACAAACTCGATTGCGACATCGAGCAATTGCAGGACATGCTGATAGACCTGTTTCGGCATGGTCTGATCATTCCCCGGGACGTCCTCGCTCCCAACAATCGGACAGCCAAAGCATATTGGCTCACTGGCGCGCCGGCCCCGGTCGAAACAAAAAATTCAAGTGCTGTGATGCCCGGTAAGACGAAGATCGAGCAGGCCATCGAATTCATTGCCGGCCGGGGTAAGAACGGCAGCGCCACCAGTGCCGAGCTGCACGCGCTGCTGAAATTGAAGCCGCACGAATACGCCTCCAGCTACTTGGCGCCGCCGCTGAACGACGGGCGCCTGGTGAAGGATGGCAAGACCTGGACGCTCGGCGACGGTACGCCGCGTATCCCGCGGGGAGCGGCACCCAAGGCACCGTTCGGGACTCCGGAGCCAGCTGCGACCCAAGATGTGCCAGATGTTGGCCAGGTCGAAACCACGGTAACGATCGACGCGCCGCCAGCTGCCCGGACACCTGAGCCTGAACCACTTCCGCTGGCGCCGGCGGTGGCTGCCGCGCAGCACCCTGATCAACAGTCCCTCCCGCCGGCACCTGCTGGCACCGCGGTGCAGGACTTCTCCTGCGCGCTGTGGTCCCACGGTGAACTTCACCTGGTGCGCGGCGGCGCCGAACTGGTCAAACTCACCGTCGAAGAAACCAAGCATCTTTGCGAATACCTGGACCGGCTGGGGGAGAGCGCAGAGGTGTTGCCATGACTGATATTGCCAAAGCGATTGCAACCGTTGGCCTTTGCGCGACCGGGCTGACAGGACTTTATTTTCATGTCGACTATGCCGGCTTTGTCCTGTTCCTCGGCATATTAGTGGCGCTATGAAAATATCGACCAGCCGCAACAAGCGGGAAGGACGGTAAGCATGGAATTCGAGGAAATGGGTCTACAGATTCGGCGTGCGCAGCCAGCGTTGATAAACATCACCGTCACCATAACCAACCCAGAGCCGGCGCGGATCCGCGCCATGTCGAAGCGTCGCAGAAAAATTGCCAGGATAAAACGCATTCGCGATGCGATAGAGAAAGCCGGGTTTCAGTTTGCTGGACGGCGTTACGACGCCGCATTGGTGGATGACATCATGGTCGTGATGAGCAACACGATCAACACCATGATCCCGAAGTACGAGATCAAGTGGGTTAAGCCGGGAACGACGCAAATGTTGGGCGGGAACGTCTGAAATGACCCTCCCACAGCGCCGCTACGGCGATCCACTCAAGGTCCTGCTGCAGGACGAAGAACGCAGTTGCAAGGGCTGCAAGCACGAACATAGTGAAAAGCTGTGGGGCAAGATCATCGCAGTATGCACGCTAAACCTGCGCGGCAAACGCCGGCCGCACGGGAAACGGTGTAAAGATTACAAGGAGAAAGTATGAAACTCGCGCGCCAGATTGAAGTTGTGAACCAGGTCAGGGATCCGCTGACGGAGGTGCTGGACATTTACGTCCAGTGGACCAGGCGCGACGACATGGGGAACCAGCACCGGAATCGCGAGCAGGATGATGAGTACTTCAACGCCTCCTATGTCCAGGCCGACATCAACACCGCCGAGGCCGTGCAGACCATGATCTGGGAGTTGAAGGAGATCTACCGCTGGGCGATCAACAAGCGCTGCGGCATCACGACGCTCTGGCGGTTTCCGCATGCCGTCTTCGCCGACGTGCTGGTGATGGCGGAGGAAGCCCTGACGGCCAAGATGAAAGAGCACGGCGCCACCCGTGACTATTTCAAGGAATTGTGAAAAAGTCGCAAAAAATGCTTGCGCTGTGTTTACGCCCAGTATATATTTCTGGGCAGGGGTCATTCCCCACGTCTAAAGAAATCTAAATCGTTCTAAATAACGACTAAGGCCCACTTCGGTGGGCTTTCTTGTTTCTGTCATAATCGTTTCTCCTATAATAAGTTAAGGGAGAAACAAATGAATGTCTTGATGCTGTCAGATATTACACTGGCCGAAAATAACTCCAATCTGCATTCGCGTGCCCTTCAGGCACTTGCTACCTACAGTTTGATTCAGCGGAGCCTTCCGGCGACAGCGGCTTCACCTCAGGAGCGCAATGCGATTGCGGCGCAATTGACGATTGCTGCGCTTAGCTACAAGCCGTAACAGTTTTTCTGTACTTCCAAGCCCCGCACCGTCACCGGTCCGGGGCTTTTTGCATTTCAGATCAATCGCAGAGTGGAGAAGCCCGGTCATCTCGTCAGGCTCATAACCTGAAGAACGCCGATTCGAATTCGGCCTCTGCAACCATTTACATCTGAAGGTCGGGCTTATCGCGGATGGGGCCATAGGGCAGCGAGTAGCGTGGGGCTGGCGATCCCTTAATCGAACAAATTAGCCATACAAATGGAAATACCAAGACATGCCAACTGCTGGTGAGCGGACATAGCCTAGGCCGTGACGAAGAAGCCAGCAAGCTGCGCCGAGCATGGAATTACCTACAGGCGTAAAGCCCAACGCCGCCGGACGCTGTAACCGGCACCTATCTGTATCCTCACGCATGGACATTTGGCACTTGACTGGCAGGGGAGGCCAGCGCAACCGCCAATGCGGCTAGGCAGATGGCGAAATCTGCTGTGGCTTGTGGGTTCAAATCCCACTGTCAAATGTCTATTCGTGAGGGTGACAGCCGGTTGGATAGACCCTGCAGCGCAGAGCTAAACGCCTATGTGCAGTCCGGTGTCGGATAACCGCAGGAACCGCCATGCCGCCGCCACGTACCGTGGATTCCCTCTTGATTTAGCCCGATTCGGTTCATTCCGGTCGGGCTTTTTGCTTTGCTCCGCGAGAGTGCCGGCGAGGCTGGCTAAGAGTGCACGCGCTGCGACTGCTTGCACGGAGCATCAGATTACCGAGTCTCCCTGAGGTTGAAAGACCACAGATTGCCGTCCTGCTTAGCTGCACGACGGCTTTTTTATTCGTAGGGCGCCATGTCGGCCGAACTGCTCAACATCGAGATCCGCTTCGCCTGGTGGTGGAAGTGGTACGTACTCGGCGTGACAGTCATGTGCTTGGCCACCGGCAGCGAGCCGGACACGGTGAAGTCGCAGTACTGGGCAGCCAAGGCCAAGCGTGTATGGCTCAACGGCAAGCGCATCAAAAGCGAATGAGGCGACCATGGCAACGTCCGACGATGTCATTGACGAACTCATAGAAGGCGTCGCGGCTCTGGGCGCCGATAAGCCGTTCCGAGAAAGCTTCCGCGAAGCCATGTACGCCCTGACGCGCGTGGCCATCGCTGAGCATATCACCGCCGTGGAGAAGGCCGAGGGCCAACTCAGGCATTGAAGATCACCGCAGGCCGCACACTCGGATAAAAGGGCGGCAGACGTTGCACGATTTGGAAGCCGTATCCTTTCCTGGCGCAATGCCAGCTTAACCGGCGCGGGGCACGTCAACTTATTTCTGGAATACACCATGGGGCGCAAGTCATCTCTTACACCGGAACAATGGATCGAGGTAGAGCGGCGCCATGTGGTGGAAGGTGAGTCGATAAACGCCTTGGCAGCTGAGTTCGGCGTTAATGAATCATCGATTCGGCGAAAAATAAAGCCGAATAAAGCCGAATCGCCGAACGGGGAAAATCCCCTGAAAGCCATGGCGAAAGAGAAGGTTCGGGTAGACGCTGAGAGCAAGCGTATCGCCGAGCAGATCGCCGAATTGCCATATGCCAAACAGCAGATCGTCGCCGACCTGGCCAGAAAGCTGAGTAACGTCAGTTCACACTTGGCATCCGCGGCTGAATTGAGCGCCGCTTCGTCGCACCGGCTTTCGATGCTGGCCAATCAGCAACTGGAGAAGGTCGACGCGGTTGATCCGCTTACCAGCGCCAGGGAACTGCAGGCTGTAGCTGTCTTGCAGAAGATGGCTAACTCATCGAGCGAGATCGGGCTGAACCTGCTTCGAGCCAACAAGGACTCGATGCCGACCGATGACGAGCCTCCAACGCCGGTCGCCGTGACCTTTGGCGTCGAGGACGCAAGGAAACATGAGAACGATTAATCCGACGCTGAACATCCCGCAGTCGGAGTTTTTGCAGTTACCGCATAAATTCAAGGCGTACGTCGCCGGGTTCGGATCCGGGAAGACCTGGGTCGGCTGTGCTGGCATCGCCGCGCACTTCTGGCAGTGGCCCGGCATCAACCAGGGCTATTTTGCCCCGACATTCCCGCAGATCCGGGACATCTTCTATCCGACGATGGAGGAGGTGGCCTTCACTATGGGGCTGCGGACCAAGGTCAAGGTTGCCGACCACGAGGTCGAGGTCTACGAGGGCCGCAAGTTCCGCGGCACCGTGATCTGTCGATCGATGGAAAAGCCGGAAACGATTGTCGGTTTCAAGATCGGGCATGCGCTGGTCGACGAGCTTGACATCATGCCGCTGCTCAAGGCGCAGACCGCCTGGCGCAAGATCATCGCGCGGATGCGGTACAAAGTGCCGGGGCTGCTGAACGGCATCGATGTGACGACGACGCCCGAGGGCTTCAAATTCGTCTATCAGCAGTTTGTACGGGCAGTCAATGAGAAGCCGGAGTTGGCCAAGTTGTACGGCCTTATCCAAGCCAGCACATACGACAACGAGAAAAACCTGCCGGACGATTATATTTCGTCGCTGTTCGCATCTTATCCGGCCCAGCTGATCAACGCATATCTGCGAGGTCAGTTCG